GTAGGTGAAGACAATTTCCTTTATATAAATGGCGTTGCTATAATAAGAAGTTTAGAAGAAACCTCGATAACAAAAGCCTATATTCCTCTTCAATAATAGCAAAAAACTTCACCTAAAAAAAAGATAATATATAAATCTTTTCGAGAAAATAAATGGGTGAAGACTTCATAAATAAGCTTAAATATTTGTCTGGGGTAGACTATATTAAAGAAGACGTAGAGGATATAGGAGAAGACCCTATTAACGCTGATATTTATAATGGTCTAAATGAAGCCGAAAAAGAAGGAACGGTTACCAAATTAGGGTCAAAATACATAGGCGAAGTTTTAATTTATATTAGCCCAGAATTATTTAGAAAACCATTAGAAGAAATAAAAGAAAGTATAAGGTTTGACAAGGATCTTTATAAAAACAATATTATGAAAAATGTTGACTTTTCTGGTGTCATCTATGGAAATAACTTAAAAGTAATAGATATTAACGTAGAAAATAAAGATAATAATGAAATTATCATAGTGAAGTACAAATCAGATATAGAATAAAGGAAAGATTATGAAACTCAATGAATTTTTTGAAAATCTAGGCGTTATTTATAAGAAACCGGTTAATTTCTTAACCTTTCTTTTTGAAGGTAAAAAATATAGCGAAGAAAACCTTGCTGCTGTAGAAGAAAGTAAAAACCACATTTATCAGATTCAAGAACAATTATTAAAAAATAAAAATCCTAAAATGAGAGAATTGATAAAGGGAAAGATTGCCGATTTACTTTTAAAAAGCGATACAAATGTTCTTACTTTTAGCTTATTAAGTGCTGCAAGAAAAGTATTAGACCGTATGTATGTAAAAAAAGCAAAAGGTGGTATCAATAGTTACGCTTTTGAAAAATTTATGGAAAATCAGTTTTTTACTGAAGGTCGAGATATAGAAGTAGGCGAAGAAGAAACTATCCCTTCTACGAGATTACAAAAAGAATTAGGGTTAGATAATAACACTAACATATCAGAAGAAGATGTAGAAAAAATTTCCAATATGGAACCGGGAGATATGTTTACTTTTGAAAAAAAGAAGGTTTTAGATAAAGGAGAAAAAGAAAAGTATGAAAAATCTTTAAAAAATTTAATTAGTAAAAAAATAAATATATCTCCTGAAACCATATCTGCAGAAATATTAAAAAAATTAAGTTCAATCGAAACAGATAAATCTTTTTCTATAAATAATTTAAAATTTACTATGGATAAAGAATTATCCATGTATGTAAAGACATTATTAAAAATAATTAATTCAAAAAAAGATTTAATTATAAAAGACAAAAAGGTTCCAAAAGCTGAAATAGAAATAACTCAAGCTGCTATAGATGAAGCTAATAAGGTTTTACTCCATTACAAAGGAGAAAGTCTTATAACAGTAAAAAAAGATACTTCAAAAACGGCAGCTAAAGCAAAAAATAAATCAATAGCCGGGTTTGTATACGAAACTCTTTTTACTGGTAAAGATTATTTTAACGTCAATATGAAAGACAAGGACAACTTAGATAAGACGGCTTTAATCCAAGCTTGTGAAAGAGGTGATTTAAGCATCGTTAAATATCTTGTTGAAGACTTACATGCAAATATGAATTCAAAAGACAGAAACGGGAATACTTGTTTAATGGCTGCTATAGAAAACGGGAATGTATCTATACTTAGTTATCTATTAGAGAATTATGGAAAGACTCTTGAAGGATTTATTAATTCAAGAAATAACGCAGGGTATAGCCCTCTCTTGTTATCTTTGACTTATGATCCTAAAGCAAATAAAGAAGTTCCTAAAAATAAAAAAATAGCTATGGCTAAAATTCTTATTCAGAAGGGAGCAGCTTATACCGAAGAAGATAAAAAGATAAAGCCAGACATAGAAGAAACATTTAAAAGCTTAAATAAATAATAACTGGAGATTATAAATGAAAGAAAAAGATTTTTTTTCCGCCGTTAGGAACCAACCTTTAGAAAAAATAAAAGAAATAGTTGCAACTATTTCTAAAGATAAGTCTCCTTTTGATACTTATAATGGTAAAACTTCAAATCTAGGTTCTTTAAATACAAGGTTTAAATTACCACAAAGTAAAATAATTCCTCAATCTCTTTTAAAAAAAATAAATTCTTTGGAAATTTATGAGCCAACTTCTAAATTGCAAGAAAAAATAAACGAGCAATTAACTTCTAAAGGAGAGGCAAATATACCATTAGATACTTATATAAAAAAAGAAGAAGTTGAAGCTTTGGCTGCTGGAGAACCGGCAGTTAATATAGGATATGCCCCTTATACTTTTACTGTAACCAACAATGAAGAAATAACAGAAGAAGCAAAAAATTTAAAAGAAAAAAGTGAAGGGATAGTAAAAGAAAAAGAAGAAAAAATAAAAGAGTTGGAAAACGAGTTAAAGAAAGGGCCAGATAAAACGGATATTTATAAAGAAATAAATAAATTAAAAAAACAGCCATACCCTTCTATAAAACTAAAAGAAGAATATTCTGATAGGAAAACATTCCCTGTTTCTCTAGTTTCTTCAGAAGGCAATAAGATTAGAGGTAATTTGAAAACAAGCGAAATACCTTATTTAAAATATTTATCTAGTCAAGCGATTAGTAAAAAGAGCGGAGAACTGACTAAAAAAATAGACTTATTTAATTACCTTGTTTATCCTTCAACTAATAAAATAAAAAGCATGTATGAAGAATATGTTAAGAAAAATCCTACTTTTTTTTCTGATTTAGATGAAAAAGAAAAAACGACTGAAGATAAAGAAAGATCTTTTGAAGCACAGTTACAAGCAAAAGAAGAAGAAAAAGATATCCCGGTAGTAGGAACAGTAACCGTTAATACTGAAGGTATGTCTCATGTTTCTAGAATAATTTTTATTGAAAAAGATTTAAAAAATATTATAGAAAAAATAAAATTAGATATACAAAAAGTAAGGAATGATTTGGGGATTAATGGGCAAGGGTCTCCTTACCTAAAAAATATAGAAACAGAACTTAAAAAGTTTTATGATGAAATAAAGGGTATGGAAGATAACAAAGAATATGTTTTTAAACCAAGTAAAAACAAAATATTAATAACTGAAAATTTAAAAGATTTAATTAATAAAAAAGAAATAAATTCCAAAGAGATAAAAGAATTATTAAAAATAATAGAAGATAATAAGTTAGAAGAAGCAAGAAAAGCCGCTGAAGAAATAATCAAGAAAACCTTTCTAGAATATAATCTTCCTAATACTAAAATAGGTATTATTGCAAGCGGTAAAGACAATATTTTTCTTATTTCAGATAATAAGCCAATAATTGCCTTATATGGATTTATTAAAAAAGTCAAAGATTCTTATACAGATAAAGAAATAGACGATATAAGAAAAAATAGTGCTTTACAGAACGAACTAAGAACTGAATATGATAAAAGACTGAAAGAGTTTACTTCTATAATTGAGAAAGAAAAAGAGAAAAAAGAAGTTCCTTCTGGTGGTAGAAAAATAGGAGATATCTTGAATTTAAAAAAGGGAGAAGAATCTCCAGAAGAAGAATCAGAAGAAGAAACTTCAAAGGATCTCTTTAATATAGAGTTATGACGAACTATTGTTGGGTGAGTGCAGGTCATAAAAATGTTTTTTTAAGACCAGATAAAAGTATACCAGAAATTATAAGGAATAAAACTGGGATTTGGTTTTGTATCCAATCACAAGAAACTCCCTTTATAACTACATTTGAAGTTAAAGGGAACAGAGTAGTAATAAATGGTATAGAATATAAAGTTATACAAAAGATAATAGTATGAAATACCCTCATATTTATGATTTTATAATGACTACTCTCGGTCATCCTACTGTTAATGTAGAATTAACTGGTAAACAAATTGAGATGTGCGCCGAAGAAGCTATAAAAAAATGGGTACAATATACAGGGTATGACAGAAAATTTGAAATATTAGAAACTGTAGCTGGTGTAAATGGATATAATTTACCGAGAGATATAAAAAATCCCAAAGAAGATGTTTTTAATGTTTTTTATAATCCAGATGCAATGGATTATGACGATATGACTTTATATCTTCTTATAAATCAATATTACTATTATTTTAGATCTTCTCAGAAGCAGCTTATGACTGACTATACTATGTTCAAGGGATACATAGAAGATTTACATCGTACTTTAGGTACATATGGTTCTTGGGAAATTCTGAATAAAAAATTATATTTATTCCCTGCTCCTCGGCATAATGTAAAATATATGGTTATATACAGAGCTTGGCCTCCTGAATGTGAGATAGATGAAAACCAATGGGTTATGCGATATACAAGAGCATTAGCGAAAGCAGTTCTTGGACAAGTAAGAGGAAAATTTACAAGCGGTATTCTAGGCCCAGGTGGAGCCATTAACTTTAATGCTTCTGATTTGTTATCTCAGTCTAAAGACGAAACAACGACATTGATAACGGAACTTAGAATGAGAACAAAACCGGTTGGTATTATTACCGGTTAAACTAACAAAAAAATAAAATAAAAATAAAGATAATAATAACAAGGAGTTTTTCAATGAAAAAAGACAAGTCTTGGACAGCACCAGAAACTGCTGCTTTTAAAAATATTAAAACTGGAGAAATCCCTTCTTCTACATATAACTATAAAGGTGAAAATGTAGGGAAAAATAGCGGAGTTCCTTCTTCTGATTATAAGTATAAGGGAGAAAAAGCCTCTAAGGGAGGAGATATCCCCGGAACTACTTCTGATACTATCGTAAAATATAGAGGCGAAAAAGTCGGTTAATTCTTTAATTTCTTAATAAGAAATTAAAGGGGTTAAGTATGCCTTTGATAGATGCAGAAGATTATTTTAAGGGAGATAATGTACCAAAAGTACATCCTTTTCAAAAGGTTGATCCCGTAAATACCTTTACTAAAAAATATAACGATGTCCCTACTCCAGATAGTCAATTTGGGTATGACAAAGATAAATTAGTTAATTCTAATAAAGAATATAAAAAGGTTGTAAGAGGGAAGAAATGACTATCAATAATAAACCTAATTTTGTTTTTATTAACAAAGAAAACAAAAAAATATACTGTTGGGAAGATTCTAATAACGTAATTTTTTCTCTTCAAAGGCTTGATGTTAAAGAAGGAAATGGAAAGAGAATCTCGAAAGAAGATAATTATAGTTTAACAGAATCTTTCATAAAATTAGGTTTATCTAAAAAAGATTATAGTAAAATAGGGAACAAGAGAAAACTGAAAGAAGAAGTTAAGAATAATCCTGATTTTTTAGAATTAAGAAATCTTCGTGAAGAACAAAAAAAATTAATAGAGAACAAGATTAATCCTAATATGAAATCTAATATAAACGATTTAGCTTATCTTGCCGGGACAATTGGTAGTAATGCCCTTTATGAAAATAATAAAGCTATAGAAGAAAAAATAGAAACCAAGCGAAAAGAAATAAAGAATCTTTATGATTCTAACGTTAAAATAAGTAAAAAAGAATTAGAAGAAAAATTTTACAATGAAGACCTTGTTATTAAAGAAGGTAAAGAAGAAAAATTTTACAATGAAGACCTTGTTATTAAAGAAGGTAAAGAAGACAGAATTATTCTTGGTAAAACCAGTGTTACTCAAGATGCTTCTGGACTTTATAGAATAAACATAGAAAATATTCCTGGTTCTAAAGAGTTTCATGCCGATTTATATAAAACAATTCAGACTTATTTAAACGATAAATTGGAACAGCTTAAGAGCGAAGATCCTGACGTTAAAGCTCTTGAACAAATGACAATAAATGAACTATCAGGAAAATCCACTAAGCAATCTACTACTGCAGAAGAACCAATAGATATAGGACTTGGTGCTCCCGAAGAAACAGCAGAGACTGCTCCTGAGCCTACTGCTCCTACAACACCTGGAGCTACTACACCTAGTGCCGGAGGAGCAACGAAAGAGGCGGTTAAGGGTGCAGTCGGAGTTTAATGGTGGAAAATGGCTATAGTAAATTACGACAAGCAGGAAAGGTGGCTAGTCGGTAATCCTAATTATATACAGAATTGCCCAAGAAAATATGAGACCCAAGATGGGTTTATCGTATCTTCTGCTGTAACTCTTAATCCTTGGCAGGGCAACACAGTCGGCTACGATACTAATTTTGCCGACAAGATAAATGAAGAATATATAAAAAACTCTTCTCCTCTATTGTATGCTCGTATAGTAAAAAGAGCTATTAACCTAGAAAAAATTAATTTAGGTGGGTTTTCTGAAGCAGAATATCTTAGAGAAAAAGAAAAGACAGATGGTCTTTACGAAGAAGGAGAGAGGAAACTTATAGTTGGAGAATATAGAGTTTTTGGAACATTTGAAATGCCAGCTTGGGCTCAAGAATTAAATAAGTTTGGTATGGCAGAAACTCATGAGATAACTCTTAATTTTAATGCAAGAAATTTAGCATCTGATTTAAGCGGGTCTGTCCTTCATATTGGAGATTTATTAAAAGTATTTGATACCATAAGAGGGTGGGTTTATTATGAGATAATGGACGCTCTCCCTGCTGGTAATTTTTTAGGTCAGTTTTTAATGTGGCAAGTAATAGCCAAGAAAACAGACCTTGAAGGATATACTGAATTAGAACAAGCTACTATCGTTACACACGATGATAAAGCTCCTCCTGTCTCTCCTGATTCTCCTCCTCCTAGCAATAAACCAAGACCAAAGATATATTAAGAAATATTACAATAAAATAAAGTTAATTATTAAGGAAATACAGATGGATAATTTAAACAAATATTTATCAGAAATAATTAACGAAGGTATAGAAACCCAAGTTTTTCCTGAGAATAAAGAACTAAAGTTCGAATATTATACTACAAAGAATAAAGAAGGGAAGAAAACGATAAAAGGAGTTACTGTAACATATAATAATGATATAGGAACAGAGAAAAAAATAGAAAAAAAAGCAACTTACCCTGATATAAATAGTATACCTCCTGGTAAGAAACACTCTATAACTGACATGATAAAGAAAGGGGCTTTAATCGCACAATACCTTTCCTTAGATGAAAATAAAGATGATATCCCTGATATTGTAGTAAAAAATGGAGATATAATTTCGATAAGCGGGTATACTCTTGAAAAACCTTATAATATCTTTCAAGTAGATAGTCCCTGGATACTTGAGAAAAAGAAACAATTAGATTCTCTGAAGAAAAAAATAAGTAAAGAATAATGGAATTTGATCTTACAGTACCTCATACTAGAAGTGATTTTGATTATGTTGGGTTTTTCAGACCATATACTCAAGTCATAATGGACTGGTTAGAAAATTTACAAATACCAGGCAAGACTGTTCATTATCACTATGGTTCTTCTGAAAGAATCTGGACTAAAATAATAAGAGAAAGGCATAATTACGAAATAGATTTGCCGGTTTGCTCTGTTAATTTAGCAAGTTGGGAAGTAGACATCAAACATCCTATATTACCTCCAGAAGTACAATATCAAGTAGGTGGTAATATAATAAACGCAAAACCTGCCTTTTTCCTTTTACAATATGATATAACTTGGTGGGTTAAATATCTGAGAGAAACAGATGTTTTGAAAAATATGATCCATAGTTTATTCACTCCAGAAATGTATTTAAAAGTAGAAAATAAAATATGGAAACAAATAAACGGGATGCCGTATTATATAGATTGTAGAATAAAGAGCATGAAAGATTCAAATGAATTAGAACCTGGAGACAAACAAGATCGTATTATAAAGCTTGATTTAAGTATTGAAGTTGATGCAAAACTTCATTATTTAAGAAAGGGTTATGTGGCAAAAAACATTTATTTAACAAAGCTAGGGTTTGGATTAGATAGTAATTTAGAAGAAAAAAAACAAGAAATTAAAGATAATATTAAAGATGAAAGTTACTTAGAAAATCTCTTAGAATATATGAAAGAAAAAACAGTCTTTTGAAGGAGAGCCAAATGAAAGTTGAAATTAAAAATTTGCTTTATCACCCTATTCAACTACTACTTGAAAACGGTGAATCTACAAGCATTTCTGGTAGAGATAAAAAAATATTTGATGAAGAAACGTTGAGTAAGGTTCAATTAGAATCTTTAAAAAATAAACAATATATAAAAGTAAAGAATATTTAAGGAGTAACCAATGCCCGTAATTCATACCTCTCCTTCTGTAAACGTCATAGAAAGAGACGCTTCTGGCTATACAATCCCGCCTTCTAAAACAACACTTCTCCTTATTGGAGAAGCATCTAAAGGCCCTATCGGAGTACCAACAGAAGTATCAAGTACAGATGACCTTAAAACAAAGTTTGGTAAAAAATTAAATAACGCTTTTCTTAACCATGCCGCTTCTAATTATCTCAATCAATCTTCCAGTCTAATTATCATAAGAAGCGCTTATGATGAAGATATCACATTCCTTGGCACTGTAAAAGGTAATGGGACTTATACTATTTCAGCTTCTAACAATAAGATGAAGATTGCTCTTGACGGAGCAGTTACCGGTAAGACTATAACTATTGGAAGCGTTACTGGAGGAACTCCTGCTCTTACTGCAAGTAAGATAAACGTAGCTCTTACAGCAAGCGGTCTTACTTCTCTTGAAGCTGTCGCAACAGACTCCAAATACATTAATCTTGTTGCCGATGAAACCGTAAAGAAAGTAGAACTCCAAACTATCTCTAATGATATTTATGATTTATTTGGTTGGGCTACTACAGATAAAACTCTTGAAAGAGCTTGGTATGCAACTTGCATACTTACGTCTACAGATGCTCCAGATATCACAAGCGCAAACCTTTCTGCAAATTCTTTTTCTATCATAACTGCAGCAAGTAGCCTTAAGGTACAAGAAAACAGTAAAGACCCGGTTATTTATACAATAGCTGCGATTACCGGAGCCGATGCAGGTTCTACCGTTGCTTCTAGACTAGCATATCAGTTAGAAGCTCAAAGAGATACTAGCGAAACTCATTACAGATTCTCTGCAATTGATGCTAAACTTGTTCTTGTTGGTTCTTCTCTTGAAACCGCTTCAGTAAAGATTTTTAGCAGCAATATTGCCGGTGGTGCTTATAGCAAACTCGCAGGAGATTGGTCTCTTAACAGCCCAGCTACTGCAATCTTTTCTCAGACAGTAAACAACGTTGGAAAAGTTTATGGAACTACAAAAGGAACAGCTTTTAATAATATGGAAGTTGTTTACAGTATAAATTCTTTTAACGAAAATACTCTTTCTGTTTATGACAGTTCCAGTACTTCACCAATAGAAACTCTATCTGGATGGAATTTCTCTGAAGCAGATCCAGATAATTACATAGAAAACTATGTTGAGAACAATTCAGACTACATCAAAGTAGATTGGTGGTCAGATGCTATCGACCGTCTTGATAAATTAACTTTTACAATGACTGGTGGACAAAACGGTATCAATGATTCTAATACAACTCAAAGAGTAAGACAACTTGAAGGAGAAATAGCAAACGCAGAACTTTGGTATTTCAACTTAGTTTCTATCCCTGGAGAATATTCTACTACCGGTATATCTGCAATCCTCAACTTCTGTGAAAATGTCAGAGGAGATTGCATGGGTATTATAGATACTCCCTTTGGCCTTGATGCAGATGAAATCGTAGCTTGGCATAACGGAGAAGCTGGTTCTGGAAACAGCGTTAAGTTCAATAGCTCTTACGGAGCTATATACTGGCCTTGGGTTCTCGGTAATAACACCGATACTGGTCTTAATATCTGGTTCCCTCCTGCAGTATATATGCCTGCTTTATACGCTAAAAGTGATAACCAGTTCGATCCTTGGTTCCCACCTGCCGGTGCCGATAGAGGTATCCTCCCAGGCATCTATCTTGATACAGAGACTTCTCCTGACATCGGTAAACGTGATATAATGTACGGTAAGCCTCTTAACAACGTTAACCCAATTGTTACCTTCAAATCAATTGGAACGGTGGTCTGGGGACAGAAAACACTTCTACGGAAGCTTTCTGCTCTGGATAGAGTTAATGTCAGAAGAATGGTACTTTATGTAGAAAAAGGAATAGTAGATATTGCTACTCCTCTTCTCTTCAAACTTAACGTTCCTTCTGTATGGCAGGATTTCACAGATAAATCAAATGCGTTCCTGTCTGATGTACAAATAAGATACGGATTGCAAGATTTCTTAGTCGTTTGCGATGCCACAACTAACACAAACGATATTATCGACCAAAACAAAATGGTCGGGAAAATATTCTTGAAACCAGTAAAATCAATAGAAGTAATAGACCTTTATTTCACAATTACTTCTTCTGGTGGTAGTTTCACAGAATAATAATAAAATATTAGGTATAATTAAAACCGTAGTAATCTTAATGGGTTACTACGGTTTTTTTATTTTCCCAAAGAAATACTTTATTACCGCAGTCCCAAATTCTATCATAATCGTTATTCCTCATATTTTCCCATTCAGATAAGCTCTCATCGAAATTTATTAGTTTATTCTTTAGTTTATGTTTTTGATACTTTAATCTAGATTCTAATAAGAAAGAATTATTCTTTTTATTTTTAAAATAAAAATAATTAGGTTCGCTATCATAAAGGAAATCAAATCCATTTTTACTGTAAACATTACCTTCACTAAATCTTCTATCTGAGTAGGTTATTATGTTTTCCGGTTGGTATTTTTTAATAAAATAAGAGAATAATTTACTGAATCCTCCTATAACATTATTATCTAATTTATTACAATATCTAGACAATTCCCATTTATATTTTTTATTATATCTTGGGTTACAGAAAGTTATAAGAGAAACCATCTCTTCATTATAATATAAAGCTATTTTAATAATGCTATTATCTTTTCCTTGTATATGATTTTTATTTAAAAAGTCTATACTTTCTTTATTAGTTACTTCTTTTATTGAGCATTTTCTTGCATATATTTTATTTTTTAATAATCCCAATTTAGCCGTAATCATAGACCTAACTATGTTTTCTTTATAAATACATTCATTATCTGTGAACTGGAGAAGAGTTATATTTTTTTCATTACATTTTTTAAGTTTACTTAAATGATAGCTTCTTTCTTTACCTCTTAATTCACTATGCCAATACACACCATTTATTTCTATTGCTATATTTTTTTCAGGTATAAGAATATCTAACTCTCTGGGAGATATAGTTTTTTTATCATTTTCTATTATATTACCATTATAAATTTCTTTTATAAAATTTTTTATTATTTTTTCATAAATAGAAATACTCGGAGGATAGCATTTTTTGCATCTAGGTAATCGTGAAAACCCTATAGAAGCCTTAAAAATATCTCCGCATTTTACACATTTCCACTCATATATTTTATTGTATCCTGTACCTTTATATTTTTCAAAAGTAAAGTTAGGTAAAAAAGTATTACCGTATAAATTAATTATTTTATCATAAAAAATTTTTTTTCTTCTCAAAATAATTTTTTTTAACCATTTTATTTTTCTTTTTTTAGAAATAAGCTTTATTTTCTTTAATCCAGGCCAGTTTTCTATCCCATATCTTTTTAAAATAGTCATAACCATTTTTTTTCTATTATTATACTGCGCATCTCCATATTTTTCTAATTTAGTCTTTTTACTTATTTCTTTAAACTTATCATCTTTAAATAACCATTCTACTCCATATTTTTTTTTATTAGTTATTTTCTTCTTTTTATTTATATCTTTTATTTCTTTTATCGTTTTATTATTCCAAGTCTCTTTTATTTTTTCTTTATTGCTGTAATTTTTATCATTATATAATTTTAATTTAGTCTCATTCCTTTTTTCTTTCATGATGTTAAAAAATTCTTTTGTAGAATTATATTTATTTTTTATAGTTTCAACTCTTTTTTTTAATATACTTTCCTTGTTATTTTTAAAATTTTCTATTTGTATCTTTTTTATCTTTTCTCTATGATAATCTGATTTCTGTGAACAATCTAAGCAACAGAACAATCTATATTCCATCTTTACTGGATAAAATTCTGTTTTATTACCGCAATGTAAACAATAACCGGAAGGATCTTTCTCGCTTTTTAAAAATTTATCATAATATTGTTCTATAGTAAGATTATGTGTTGTTTTTAAATGACTATTAAACCAACCTGTTCTTTTATGAAATTTTTTATTGCATATTAAACAAATTGGGTATTCTTCTGATAAATACTTTTGTTTATTATTCATCTTTTTTTAAATAATCCTTTATTATTTCACTAAGCAAAACTTTTATTTTTTTATTATCTTTTATTGCCTTTATTTTTATTTTTTTATATATTTCTTCTTCCAAATCAAATCTAACCTGCGTGAGCATATATTTTCCTTAAAGTATTTTGTTATCTATATATTATAATACTTTTTTTTATAAAGTCAAGAAAAAAACATTTTTATCTTAATTAATCAAAGATAATTAACAGATATGTCTGCTTTTTCTGAATTTTCTCAATTTACTTATCTTGCTCGTCAAGCTGGTTCTGTATTAGAACCTAAAAAAAGCAATAGATTTGTAGTATATATTTCTCAAATCCCTACAATTCCTATGACAAATAAACAGAATGAATATACTAGGGATTCTCTGTTAATTTCATTACAAAGTATAAAAAGACCAACATATTCAGTAAGTAATCAAAAAATACCTAATTTTAATAATGAAATAATGCTTGCAGGTAAGGTAACTACTGAAAAAAGCTTTAACTGTAAATTTGTAGATTTTATTGGTAATCATAAAGAACAAGGGAATAATGATTATCAAGTAGATACTATATCAGCTATTATTTATAGATGGTATAGTTTAGTTAATAACGTTGATTTAGAAACAGTTGGGTATAAAGACTATTATACTACAAATTTAGACCTTTATCTACTTGCCCCAACTGGTCATACTATAGAAAAATGGAAATATTATAACGTCTGGCCGGGAAGTGTTAATTTCGGAGAGTTAGCATATAGTGACGCAAAAAACTTAGAAATAGACGTTACTTTTTATTATGATAATGCTAAAATGATTTATGTTAAAACATCAGAAGAAACTAAAAATAGTGACGGAGACCATACATATTTAAGTTTAGCTAACATATTAGGTAATATATTAACGTTAGAAAAGAGCGATGATAATAACGAAACTCTTTTATCTGAGAATACAAAAATAAGTTCAAATTATAGCTATGTTAATGGAACTAATTTTAGTGGAGGAAGAAGCCGGTATTTAAATGAAAGCGAAACAGCGCAGCAAAACCCTAAAGAAGTAACCTTTCATGCTAAAAAAGATATAAGTGGTTATGGTTCTTTTAATGAAGAAGGGAATAGACTTACTCCATCTGTAGAACGGTCAAGACCAACAGAAAAAAAATCTGGAGAAGTATTATCAAATCTCTTTTTTACTCCAAGAAATAATATTTCTGGTAAATAAAAAAGATAAAAAATTACGATTATTCAAAGATAATTATATATAATTATGGAGCCTTATTATGCCAATATCAGGTGAAGAATTTAAAGAATTTAGTTATTTCATAAATAATATTTATGAGCCTAAAAAGAAGAATAGATTTATGCTACATATAGCTTCTATTCCTCTTTTATCTACTGATAGTACAGTTAAAGCAGCAGGAGATACTACGCACCATAGCGGTCTTATGATTTCCTTAATAAAAGCGCAAAGACCAAATTATACAGTAACTGATAGTGGTGAAATCTATAGATTCCACGAAAGGTCTTTTTATGCAGGCCGTCCAGAAATAGAAACAAAGATGACTTGTTCTTTTAATGACTATATAAATAATGCTGCTGCCGATGGGACAGTTTCTGGAGGTTTATCTGCTTCGCAAATCCTTTACAGATGGTTTAATACAGTATATAATATTGATTTTGGTTCTATGGGGTTTAAGAATGAATATGCAACTACTGCAGATCTTTTCTTATTAGACCCACACGGAAAACAAATAGAACAATGGCATTATACTAATTTTTGGATAACGAGTATAAATTATGGAGATGTTGATTTCAGTTCTTCTGATAATATAACTATAGAAACTTCTTTTAGATACGATAAAGTTAAAATGATAAAAGCTACTGATACTGCCGCTGCTCCAGGAGTATATAGTAGTTCAGAGTACTCCTAATTAATTAAGATAGCCAACAAAAAAAACCCCGCAATAGCGGGGTTTTTTATTTATGAACAACGGTGGGGTCTGGGGAGGCAGTAAAACCCACGACTTTAGTCGTGGGAGTATCACCTATTCTCCGTGTCCGCAAATATCGCCCGATGAATCTGAAATTATATAATTGCCGTGAATATCGCAATGGCACATTAACATAACATTTTGATTTTCCCACCAAGCGATGAAACCGCCTTCTCCAAACTTTGGTAATCTTTCTTTTACACTAAACCATTCCATTTTTGCCTCCTGTTATTTCGTACAACGTTCGAGTTTATCAGAAGTCCGACTTGTCGGATTTGGGAGAGGAAGCTTTAGTTTCCGAACCTGATAAACTCTGTTGTCGGATGTAAAAATCATATCAATGTTTCTTTCTTTTCATAATAAGCACATTTAACAACTTTTTTACCTAGCGTTTCTTTAGTTAATCTATCTTGCCAATCATCCAAACATTGTTTTGAATGGTCAAAGTTTATAACTTCTTTTATTAAAATCTGGCTATGATGTTCTAATGTTTTGGATGAATTTCCATATTCATCCCATTCTACTTCCATTATTATTATCTTTTCATTTAACATTTAATACTCCTTATGATTTTTATTTCCGACAACGTTCACGATTGCACGAAGTCGCCGTCAGGCGATTTGGGCGGAGCAGTCTCCGACTGCGGAGCCGTGCAATCGTTGTTGTCGGATCGTTCGAGGAGCGCATCAATTAAATTAAAAACATCCTCTTTAAGAACCAATGCCTTAGATTTAACACTCGTAAAAAACACGCAGTCATTTACATCTTTTTTTAGTTCTTCTAAATCTTCTACTGAATAGTCAGGACCGTGGTTGACTTGCAGAGATTGAAAATTTGGGACTGTCATTTTGTTTTGCCTATAAATGATCCGACAAAGAATAACAGCATTCCCACTATAGCATACCATTCTAAAAATGGAATTAGAAACATAGAAATTACTCCAAGTCCTGAAATAATAAAACCTATCGGCGATACATAATGACTCGACCAATTCCCATCATAAATCTCAATAGTTTTAGTTAATAACTTTTTCATTTTATAGTTCCTTGCTTTTAATTCCTTTACTTTCGGGTTCGTGTGAGTTATTATTTCTAAGATCTATCATCTTAATTGCCGAATTCAACAATCCAATTACTTTCCATAGGATTAAATCTTCTGTATCAGGCATTCCTGTCCAGTCTATGTTTACTACTTTGTTGTTCTTGATTCCAACCTTTATATAATAATCAGGTTCTTCAGTTTGTATCATTTGATTATTTTTGTAAGTAAAACGAATACTGTATTTACACTACCACAACCAAGGCAAGCACCAATACATTTTATGTCTCCTCGAATGTCCGACAACGTTTTCCGCTATGCGAAGCCGCCTTTGGCGGTTTGGATGTAGGCTCGTTAGAGCCAGAACCGCATAGCGGTTGTTGTATGAAGTCGCAAAATTATCAATGCTCAATTTCGATTGTTTCAATGTACGCCTCCGCAATATGTCCTTTTTTCGCATTTTCTGCTTCGTCTTCTGTGCTGTATGGTACAGGCATATCCTGCCTTTAAATTTGTGTACTTAAGTGAGTACATAATTTTATTCCTGTTTCATTCAAAAAACTTGCAGGAACCTTCAAAGAAGGAAACCGTAGAGGTCTCTTGTCCACAGGCTTAA